TTAGCAAATTGAGCATCTGCCCGACCATACTGTTGAATGGTATCATCAATTTCCTTGGCCAAAGTTTTAAGAAGCTGTTTAGTTCCGCCTTCTATCTCATAGTCAACGATATCATGAATGGCGACCTTATCATTGATCAAATCTTTGACCTTAGCGCCCTTTATATGACCTTCTGGCGTCATCACATCTTTCTTCAGGTCTTCAATAAATTGTAAAACCGCCTTTTGCTCTGTACCTTTCAAACTGCCAGGCTTCATTTCGGATTCAAGGCGTTCGATTGTAGAAATCACGCGGTCAGGATAAACTACAGAGGCATCTGTGAGTCTCTTTTTAGCTGAATTGTAGATATTGGCATATTCTCGTTTGCTAAAGTCTCTTTCCGCAGTAATTGCATCCTTTAGAACGCTTCCTGCTTCGTGAACAGTCTCAAACTGCGCTTTTCCTAATCCTTCTGAAAGGCGTTTGTACTCTCCAACAACCTGTTCTGAAAGTTGCTTTTTCAAGTTTTCTAGAGAACTTCCCGTCAAACTGGAAGCCCCGAGTTTTGTTTGAATGCCTTGAATTATCTTATTATTTGTGAGAGATCCCAAATCAAGCTGAACTCCAGATTCCCGCGCATCTTTTATGATCTGTTTTTGGAGATCAAGAGCTTCTTTTGCCGAAAACTTTGCAGCCATTGCTGCGCCTTTAGCTAATGTTTTCTTTGGAGACGCAATTGCTTTGACCGCACCTTTGACGCCTCCAGGCGTCAAAGCTCCTACTGCGCCAGTAACAAGCTGACCAATTGGCCCTAACTCGCTCTCTTCACCAAATTGAACGCCTGCTGCAAGACCACCTAAGGAAGCCAAGCCTCGAGCACCGCCTATTCCACCAAATGCCGGAGCTTCTCCTACGAATCTGCCAAACTTCTCTAATCCTCTCTCGATTGCACCTTCTGGTTGAGCGAGCGATTTCTTTTTATCAAAGTAAGTCTTTTTATCTTTCTGCCCTTTTCTCACTTCTTCATAGGATGGCGTCAAAATAGAAGCTGCTTTTTTGAGCAAATCTGGAGCGTTTTTTTCCGATTCTTCTAATTTTGAAATATCTCCACCAAGCGCTGATACTCCCGTCTTGAGTAAATCGTATGCAGTACGAGGCAATGCCCTTAATCCTGCAACAGCTGATTGACCGATAATTTGTCCTGGCCTTTCTACTAAAGTTTCATATGCGCCCCGTTCTGGCTGTTTTTCTTTTCTTTTGAATTGAGCAAATTCTGAAAGAGAATCAGATTGAGTTTCTTGCGTTGGTTTCTTTCTAAGAAATTGAGAAAAATCAGTTTGCGCGCTCATGCTATTTTAGTCCTTGTGAAACGGCTTTTTCGTACAGTTCGTCTGGGATATCATAGACATTTCCTTGAGCATCTTTCATCTCACGAGTAGCTTTTTTAATATCCTTTCCTGCTTCACCTTCTAATTTAAAAATATCTTTTAGGGCTTTCAACTTTCCTTTGATTTTAGCATCTGTATCCGTAGAGTTAGGAACAAGTCCTTTTATATAATTGAAGCGTTCTTTAGAAATAGCACCTCTTGGATTTAGAAGGGGTATGAGGTGACTGATAAAAACTTCACTCAAAGTATCAAGTTCTGATCGAAGTTCTCTTCCTTGAGGTGTTGCAATACCAGCGCTAAAACCAGTCGCGCCCGATTCAAGAATCTCTTGCGCACGATTAAATGCGCCACGCACCTGTTCAGTGCCTTCTTGTTTTTTATTAACGTCACCTTTGCCTCTGAGGATTTCTTTATTAATACCCTCAGGAAGGTCAGGATTCAACCCCTGCTCTTGGTAAGCTTTAGCCTGTCGCTGCTGGGCTAATTGCTGCTGCTTCATCTGAAGCACTTGCATAGCTTGCTGCTGGCGTTCAGGCGATACCCTATGCAAGATCTGGCCCATAGCGTCATTAACTGCTTGAGGGTCACCAGACGAGTTAGCTTGCTCCAATATCTCATCGATAGCGCTTCGATCTCTAGCACCTCGAAAAGCTCCACTTACATTAGATCCAACTGCTTGGCCTATTTCAAAAGGGCTTGGCGTTGTCATTGCTGTACTCCGGTGTAGGGATTATAGGTCGCTTGATCTCGCTCAAATCCTTTTCTAGGAGGAGCAAATGTATCAATCAGTGAATCTGCGCCTGGAGGTTTTTTAGGCTGTCCAAAAGAAGATAAGATGCCTTCTAGGTCACTCCCAAAACCTTGACCTGAGAGATATCCACCCAGTCCTTGTGTAGCGGCATTTGCACCAGATTGGGCATTTGGAGCCCCAGCTCCTTGACCTAGAATGTTGCCAATTGCATTGGCTGATCGATTTTGCGCGCCCTGCTGATAGTTTTGGTAGTGCTCGTTTAAGAGTTGCTCCATATCTACACCCGCACGCGCAAGCGTATCTTCTAAGCCAGTGCTTCTCTGTTGCCCTCCAGCGATGTAACTCTGCTGAATCTGGGGTGCAGTCTGGTTTTTGAATCGAGCGCGTGCAGGGCCAGCAAAAGACCTTTCAAAGTCCTCTGGATTTGCATTGAAAAGGCTCGCATATGGCCCTTGGCCATTCAGGGATCCAATGAGTTGATCTACAAGTTCTCTTTGCTTTTTCTGAGTCTTTGTTTCCTGGTTTTCTTTCTTACCAAAGAGTCCACCAAGAGCGGCTGCCCCTCCTGAAATGATTGGGCCTAAAAAGGGTAGTATTGATGCCATGATTTCTCCTTAACTCAAAGTTGTCCACGTCACGGAAGTTGATGAGGTATGATTCGTGAGCATCTCTACCTTATTGGTATTTAAATTTATATTGAAAGTTCCCTGTGATAAAAACACATCAGTAGTCAGCCCGTCTGTCGTTCTTTGCACTAAATCTGTCTTCTGATTCAAAGCTACAGCTAGTTGCCTATAAAGATCCTCTACTATGACGAGCAAGCGCTCCACTGTCATATCTGATCGATCTCCTACATTATAGTACTCTGGGACTCTTGCCATGTATTTTCCTTATGAGCTTGTAAAGGCTCCTCTACTGCAATGAAACCTAATCGATGTGATGAGGGTCTGGAATCCTGCGCTCTCATTTCTCATGACTACTGTCAAGAAGTTCGATTCCTGGTCTACCACGACTGTAATCCATTCTCTGGCTTTTATGGTAGTGCTTGCAGAAACTAGAAGAGCTGTCTTAAATGGAACCTCTTCCTCATCCTCATAAATATCAACAAAGCAATCTCCCCCATTGGTATTGAGCAAGAACTCTATGTGCGAGATATAACACTTTCTTCCTTCTGCTCGATACGGATTGAATGGACTCATCTCTGCCTCAAAGTCAATCAGTTTGGAAACAGTTCCACCAGTTGTGTAGGCAGTGAAAAAAGTGCTGTCAATATTCACTGTGATGCTTGTTAAGGCTGCTGCGGTGATTGTCCCTATCATGCTGTTAATTTCGGTCATCCCATCGACGTTAACGAAGATGACTCGATCACCTATCTGAAAGGCGGAAGGGTCTACTGTAACGACTGCACTGCCTGCTTGAGTTATATTGGTGATCTCTACGAAATAATCGTCGTAATCTGTGTTAATCTGATAAACAAATCCAAGATCATCTCCGGCAAGTGTCTTTTGAACTGAGGCTTCGATGCCGATCTTATTCCATACCTCTTCAGTCTCATCCATGCGAGCCCAAGAAGGATTTTGTGTTTCATCGATATCGTTCCATACTAAGTCTTGCCCTTGATCTGTTTGACCAAAGACACTGAAGCGCTGGTCGTTAATAGCAAAGGTGCTTTCTTCGTAGTTGTAGACCAAAACCTTATCCTGGGTAACTGTGGATAGATTTGATTCTGTATCTCTGTAGGCGAAGAGGAATTGGCCATTGATCCTATCGAATCCGCCATAAGTTAGCTCAAATTCGCCTTGATCGATGTTGTCCGAGGTGAGATAAGGCACTTTATTGTCGAATCGGAGAGATTGACGACCATCAGTTGTGATTAGACCAGTTTTTCCCGCGGATTTAACCTCATAGTTCCAAGAGACAGCAGAGAAACCTGCATCTGTGCCTAAAACTGAGGGTATCTTTCGGACAAAGTAGGGATTAAAGGCATCTCTGGTCTTCTCAAGAGCCCAATTTGATCTCTGAAAGTTCATGATGGCGATATCGCCAAGAATTAATGCGCCTTTCATGAGTTCGTAGGTATCGCATTGAATCATCCCTGAGCCTGGCACGTTGAACTTATCGCCATTTCCTGCGGCATCGCGGATGCCTGAGTAAAGAACACCTTGATTGTAGGTAGCCACTGTAGTGACAGGGATAAAGAAGTTAAGGCGTTCGCCAAACCAGATCACATTGGTTGCTTTGATTAAATTTCCAATAGAGGCTGCTGGTTGTTGGAAGTCCGGATTGTCTAAGGTAAAACTCTGAATATTCACTCCATTGTAAAAATAAACATCGCTCATTCCTTTCCCAGTGAAGACAAATCTTTGTGAGCCTGTCTTGGTGAGATAGGTTGTACCTGAAACATAATCCTCATTGCTAACGATCCCAAATCCGCCAACCGGAGCTGATCCAGCCATTGGAATCTGATCAAATTGGTTCGTGCCCGCATTGTATTTATAGAGGAATTCTTTGCTGATGACCAAGAGATCTTTCGTGCTATCAGGGAGAACATTTTCAAAGATCCCCATTACTCTAGAGCCGTCATCAAGACGGTCGGCGAACTGAGAGAAACCTAGTCTAGATTGAAGAACCTGGCGATATATGAAGCCATTACGCAGTATTTCAAAAGCATCCTTTGGATCGAGAAAATTAACTCCCGCTCTATCTACACCTGTGCTATACCCAGCGACTTCATAGACATCCATTACATGCCCCAATACATGATGCGATACTCATATGTTCCGTTAGATCCATCATTTACCTTGCCTCTTAGATTAAGACCACTAGCATTCGTTCCATTGCCATAAAGTACAGCCATCTTAGGTGTTGCACTACTATCAAATAGGGTTAGTGATGAGATAGCCTGGCAAACGCTGCTTTGAGCTATGAAAGAGCCTGAAGAAACATCTTTATTGTTCCCCTGTCTCCAAATGAATATGTGCCCGTATGTATTGTTAGGCACTGCGACTATATTGGTAAATCCTGCTGTTGTTAGAGCTGCGGTTCCTGTTAAAAAAGCAGGGATAAATTGATAAATTCCTGCTGCATTACGGTAGAATCCCTGCACAGTTCCGGCGACTGTCTTGAGATACATCACTCCATCCATTCCTGTGGCTATCGGAGAATCAGCCGGAGCGCCTATCGCTGTATCAGCGAAATTCTCCATATTGACAGCTTTATGACGACCATCCTCATCGGTTCCAATATTCCAGAAGTGATCCCTGTTCATGTTGGTTTCCGTATAGACAGTATTCGCTGCCATCGGAGCGGTATTTTGTTTTACCGATTTTGTCCCATCAGGGCTCACGGAAGTCCACACCATGATTATTTACCTTTGCCCTTCATCTTGTCAGGCTTTACGCGTGGTTTCTTAGAATATCCCTCTTTCGCACGGCGAAGCGCGCCAGAGATATCCGCAGGTTTACGAGATGGATGGTTATCCTCATCCCCGATCTTGTCATCATATTCCTCTTTGACTTCGGAATACTTTCTACCAGCTACTTGTTTGCCACCTTTCTTGACCAATTTCTTAGATGGGGGCATCTTTTCTTTGAACTTTTTCATTTCTTTTTTCCTTTCTTTTTCTTCACTTTCAATGGGAGTTTAGCTCCCTTTGGCGTATGTTCTGCAAATTCCTTGGCTATCTCTGGCTTTTGGGAGAAGAGATAAGCTCTCTGTTTCTTACTTTTGAATGGCATATTTTCTCCTAAAAGTGGGGTGCTGCTCTTTGCTGTTTTACAGCATTATGCGTCCGAGTAAGCAATTGCTTCCTCTCATGGGAAAATCCATCCTTAAGCAATGCCAGTTTATCCGCTTCAAATCGATAATCTCTAGCGTAGTTCATGGCTGCGCCATAGGCGAGGTAACGCATCCAATAATCGAAAGGAAGCTCAGGATCGCCCGTTTCTGCAAACGCAGGATTAATCTTGTACCCGTAAATATTTACAAGGTACGAGGTATTAGGAATGGTTCTAAAGACCATTTCGTTCCCGTAGTATAGCATTTCAGTAGGGTAGCCAGGGATAAGCACGTCTGTGTTATTTATCCCCCACTCTCCATAGAACAATCCTGGGTCTTGGATGATCCAGAGCTGATTCCATGAGATAGACCCATTGGGGGGATTCAGGAGAGAGATAAACGCTTCCTGAGAGATGTTGGTAAAGTTAGAAGTGGCGCCCACTTCATTGAAGGTGTAGACGCCGGTTGTATTTGTCTCATCGATGGTGAATTCTAATGTACCGAATTGCTCAAAGAGCTTCACATCGTCTGACATAGTGAGGGTAATGAAATCCTGAATATATCGGAAAAGTGTGGAGTCATTCGAGTCGGGATCATTTTCATTTCTCCGGCCAATTGCTAGGCGCATCGTTTGGAGTACATCTGAGACAAATTGTGCCATGTTACTGCTCATCTTTGTAGATTGTTCTTAATGAGAAGCGAGGAGTCATAGATTCTCTTCGTGTCTCTCTAGACCCATCTGGGTTATCGTACCACTTCCAAACCGGAGTTCCTTTTCCTGCTAAATAACTGACAACATAGCGAGGGAGATCATAGGTTTGCCCAGGAATTAGTCTATCTCTTGGCGCTGTTCGATCAAAGTGAATCATGTCATCGGAGATGAAGACAGGGAGTGGATTCGTTGGCTGATCGTTGCGCCCAAATACAACGCGCTCCATAGGATGTAGTTCCACTGGGCATTGCTTGATGAGGTAGCGTAGGATCTTGAGTTTCTTGTTTAGCTCGCGCGCTCTCTTGTTATAGCGCATGTAATCGCCTAGTGAATTCAACGGCATATCTTCGATATCGACTGGCTCATCTTTTTTCACCATTGTAGAGATAACTTCTTTAACGACTTGTTCTTCTTTTCTTCGTGGTCTTGGCATTTATTCTTCTCCGTAAAAGTAAAATGTAGGTTCGATTAAGTTTACATTTCCGCCTGCACTGTAGGGCGTGAAATTGCTAGAGTCTATGTCCTGGAAGGTGATTGGATCTTGAATCTTAAATGTATCGTCACCTGTGACAATGATCCTGTATCGGTTGCCATTGAGCTGGTCTGCTCCATTCTGAGGAGCTGGCATCATACCGTTTAGATTAGTGAGACGTATAAAATCATGCGTTGAATACCCATGCGCTTCCGTTGTAGTTATGATACAAGGAAATGCTAAGCTAACGCTCAGCAGTGTTGCGCGATGCGGAAGTTGGCCAACTGCACTCATCTTTACCTCTAATTAAAATTAGGCGCTTTTTTAAGGCGCCTAACGAAACGAAGATTCAAATAACAACAGGTTTTATCCCGCTAAATCTCCTAGGTCACCAAGTCACCTAAATCGGTGTACGAGCCGAATTTATACGCCTCAATTACAAACCTGTCGCTATCACTTCCCATTACTGCTGTTCCCGCTGTAAGCTTGTACAGGATTGGATCATAAGCAAATGGAGTTGGTGAATAAGGTGTCACCAGATAAGGAAACTGAGCAGGATTGTTGAGCGATATCACTCTTGTCACCATGTCAACACGTCCACCAGATACCCAGGCGGTAAAAGCAGTAGAATCAATTGGCTCATCTGTGATGACATCTCTAAGCGAGAAAGTCGTCGAGGTGAGTACAGTGATGATGTACTGGTTGTTATTTAATTGGCTCATGCCGCGATCTGCAACACTAGGCCCCACATTACCAAGGTCAGTGATTCTAACTTGTTGGTCTGTTTGGTAACCATGTGCTGTGGTCGTAGTAATCACGCAGGGATCTGCTTGAGTGACGCCGCTGATTAATTTGAAATAAGAAGCTACTCCACCAGCTGTGTTAGCGACTGTAAAGCCGTTAGTTGCTTCTGTTTTGAAGTTGAAAGAAGCTCCAGCCGATGAATCAATAACAACCATTTGTTGTGAATCACCAGATAGGGTTTCATCCCTCCACCAGATAGAAACTGGTAAGTTTCCAGCAGTTGCAACCCATTTTGTTATGTTGTTAAACACAACCTTGTCAGGCTGCCAGCTGAAAGTAAACGTGTGAGCCGTACCCGCTGAAATGAATCGGTACGCTTCGGTACAGGTTTGGCCTAAAAATAGATCTGCCATATTATCTCCTTAAGCTTACGCTTGTGTTGAAAGCAGGGTTACGATGTGCGAGTCATCCAAGATGGCTGCGTTGAACCAAGCAGTAAAACCCATTGATTGGAATCGGTTAAGGTAATCATTGAATCCAAGGGGTTTCAAGATCATCTCTGTCGACACTTCGTCGAGTCCTACATATCCATACGCATTAGCTGCGATGAATGTGTTGTAGAACACAGGTGGGTTTGCACTGGTTACAGTGACGAGCGTCGAGGTAACCCAGCGAGCCTCATCGGTTGCGCCAAATTCCGCCTGCAAAACAGGGTCTTGACTGCCATATTGGGACGTAGGCACAAACGCATCTAGATTACGGATATCTGGCTTCATTTTTACGTGAGCAGTTACCCAATAAGCTGGTTCTACTGGCCCTGTCATTTCTGTTACTTCGGCTTTCGCTTACTGACCATTTCTGGCGGAGCAACCTCTTCGGATCACTCTCTCTATGTTTCCATAGAGTTCAGACTATCGCATCTCATCATGATAAGAACATATCTTCATCAGTTTAAAACACTCTTCTGATGAATAACTGCATTTATCATTTTGAGTCTCAGGATTTAGTCGTTCAGGCTGTAAATCTTCTACAGGAATCCCATTGATACATCTCTTAACTCCGTATGTACCTTCTTTTAAAAGAACAAACTCTAGTTGTCCTTTAGGTGGATTCCAATTCTTATAGTCCATTCACTTGCCCCTTGTTATCCGTCCGCTTTACGCGGCGAGGAACTCCAAGTCAATTACCCAAGATTTTAATTCGGCACACATTTTACCGAATCTTGACGTTCCTTCAATTGTAGGAGTCATTTTTTCCGAATCATTTTGATCTAAATATGCAATTGCACGGTTCACATCAATTTGAGTTAATTCTGTAATCGCATTCCCGTTAATTCCGTTTAATGAAGAAATTTGAGGTACTGAACTTGCAAATACATCACGCGTTACTTTATCCAGCATAGTGTGCATGGACTGAGAAAGGTTATCCGCAGTCTCATTCGCTGTGTCATCTTCTACAACGAGGATGACTTTACGAGAGAGCAATACGACTTGACCAAACTCTTGAATAGTTACGTTGATGTCAAATTTATTGACTTGTACAGGTGCGGGATCCGCATCTTGTGATAATACAACTGGATCGGAAGGCAAGTTCTCTTGTCTTCGGAAAACCATTGTATCAGTATTTTTTTGAGGAAGCGTAAAAGCTCGCCCAAATAAATTGTGAACGCATCGTGGTTTGCTACGTTGTAGCAATGCCCTTTGCGCCCATCTATCGGCCATCGAGCCATAGGTAGCGGTAGTTGTTACTGACATGCAGGGATCTCCTTAGCGACCTACCTGCGCTGGCGTTTCGACTGCCTCCACGCGTTAAATTCTGAATCGGTCATTTTACCAAGGTCTAGCGTTTCGTTTAATGATGCTGCTTTTGGCATCCCAGTTGGATTTCCAGGAGCTTCCCTCTTAGGAGGTGCAGGTTTCAACGCAGACTTTTGTTTAGGAGTTAACTTATCCATTAGCTCCCATGCCTCTTCATATCTATTTGGCGCGTCTTCAATCGCACGGGCGAGGTGCGGTCTTTGTTTTAAAAATTCTGAAAGTTTGTCGTTGATATCCGCGACTTTCTCTGGATTATCTTTAATCCATGCAGTCTCAAATACTTCGCGCTTCACTTCCCTTTTAAACTTTCCTAAATCTTCACGAGTAGCCGGCTCTTGGAGGCTTTCATCTGGCTCTTGAGGAGTAGGCGGGGCTTGTTGCCTCGTCATCTGCTCTTTATGCCAGCGCAATTCTTGCTCAACATCCTGTCTTTTTCTGCGCTCTTTTTGTAGCGCTGATAAAGGTACATGCTCCTCTTTAGGAGCTGCTTTTTCAGTGTCTTGAGCTTCTTTACCTACATCTTCCGATCCTATCGGCGATACAGGCGCTTGAGCCTCTTGCTCTTCTACTTCGTGTTCTTGTACAGGAACGGTATCCGCACTCATTCTTCACCCGTTTATAACGTAAGACAGCCTCTTACGATGGCATTGCACCCTTTGCTTGCAGGTAGGCGACACCCGTAGTGTTAAACTCAACTCTCAAACCTTTACCTTCTTCTTTCGGAGGTACCGTCCATAACCATTCGCAAATTCCTCGCTTATTACAACACCAGAACGTAATCTGGTTCGTAACGAAGTTAGGCAGCGTAGTCGATACGGAGATCTTCATCTGAGAGTTGATAGAGTCAGATTTCTCGTGAAAGACTATGAAATAAGGCTCAGTCCTCTTTTGATTCTGCATTACGATTGCGTCGACTGCCTTTCCTAAGTAATCCTTCATTTGTTCCTTCTCATCAAAGAAGGCTGGATCTACTAAGAGAGATGGTATGTCTAACAATGGCTTTACAGTCATTGCTTACATTCCACTCATTCCGCGAAGAGAATCAACCGATTTCTGCGCTTTTTGGAGCAAGCCATTGGCTTTCTTTTGGTCTGCGTTCATGCCAGGCCCGCATTCAGGTTTTACCCTGTTTGCTGAGGACATCGTTCCATCTTTATATGAAGCCATGCCTTTTCCATTATTCATGAATTTGCCGCCACCACTCATTTTACCTTTATCATATCCCATCTAAAACCTCCTTGGGGTATTTGCTACATCGTAATGTAGAATATATTTTTATCATAATTTATTTTATTGAATTCCCTGCACTTCTTGAGCCGCCTGGGATGCTTGTTTGCTTTCGTTAGATCCTTCGGTGTCCGTATTGATTCGATCCGATTGGTCTTCCACTTGGGCCTTTTGCGCTTCTCTTGCAGATGCTTCCTGTTGCTCTAACTGATTGACGAATGTAAGAACCTGCAATATGCGGTCATCGTTCATCTTAGCGATTTCTGTGATGGTTCTAGCGCGATCTAGAGCTGCCTGCGCTATATTTTGCTGCGCTTCGCTTTCTCTTTCATCTTTGAGTGCGAGATCGCTGATTACACGCGCTCTACGCTCTTGCGCTAAACCTAGCTTCTCTTCTTTTGTAGCATTGAGGACTTGGAGTTCCATGTCTGCGGTCTGCGCTGCAATCTGCTGCGCTTGCTGCATTTGCTCTTGCTGGGCGTCAATAGCTTCTTGCAGATCGCTTAGACCAGCCATTTGCAGAGCGCGTACAATCTCAGGCTCTGGAACATTGACAATACCATCTTTCTTGAGCTGAACGAGTTCATAGTAGTAAGCATCTCGCTGAGATTGAGAGCGAACGCCCTCTTTGATCACTGCATCATATTGCTCAAATTCTCTCTCGTAGAATTGATCGGTAGGCTTCTCGCCAATGATACGCTCTACTTTACCTGGTGGCATGTTCAATTGAATGGCTTTGAGAACGAGGCCACCGAGAACCTTTTGGCTTAGTTCGATGTTGTCAAAGATCTTGCGATTGGATCGTAGACCTTGCGCAATGCGTACTTGAGCCAAGCGCCCTGATACTTGGGTATTTCCCTTTTCATCTACTCCGAGGACTGATTCATTGACGTTTGCAAGGGTAAGAGTGAGCTGATCAAGGACTCCTTGATATTCGATGAGAGCGGGATTTGCTCCGCCGCCTTGCAGTTGCCTTACTGCATCCTGTCCAAACTTCTGAACCGATGGATCTTCCGCGTCTAACCCGATAATCTTATTCTGGCCGGATTGCTGGAGATCTTGAGGATCTGCTACCGCTCCGATCATGTATTGGAAGCCAGTGGAGATATTGGTATCCATCATGTCGACTATCTTCATGTGGCGCTTGTTAAACTGGCGCTGGGCTGAGTAGAGCGTAGATGAGATACCTTGCACCCTTTGCGATGGCATCCAGATAGAAGGCTCCATGTAGCAGATCAGAGGACAGAATGGAAATGTATCTACGATCCCTGTCTTGTCCTCGCCATTGTAAATCTCTTGGCCGTTGAGCATGATGTGAAGCTCGATGTATGGTCGCTCTACTTCTTTGATCTCTAGAACCGGAGGCAATTGCTCTTCGGAGACATCCATAGATGACGCTTCTTCGCGGAGCTTTCGCATCCTGCCTATACCCATCTTGAGTTTCTTTACTTCCTCAGAATCCAGGTCAGTAATGTCGCGAAAAAAAGAGGATCGCTCATCCACAAGAAACTTGCGTCGTCTTGTTGTGCGCTTATAATATTGGTCATAAGCCATAAGATTGCGATTACGAGAAAGAGTCGTAAAATTAGGGTGATACGAGAGAAATTTATCATCGCGAAAAGCATTTTGTATTTGGTCAATTTCTTTAGGGTCTACGAAAGGTAGTAGCTGCTTGATGATGCTACGATCGAGCAGGTCGCGCATAACGGCAAAGCCGCAGTCGCGTAGATCGATGCGCTCGAACGTAGGGTCAAGATAGAACTGATTGAAGGTACGCTTGTAGAAAGATATGTCCCCGTTGATAAAATCACGGGAATAATCCATCTGAATTCCTACGAGAGACATACCCGATTTCATCATCTCATCGGCTGCGTCTAAAAAGGTAGAATAACCTTCGCCTTTATCCCAGGTGTAATAGGATAGCTTGGTCATCTGATCGGCGGTCTTCTGATCGCTGCCCTCGACTGGAGCTATGACTACTGAATTGAGATTGTCTCGGAGGTAACCGGAGAAGAATTGGAGGGGTCTACGCATGATGTTGAGTTCAAGCGGTTCTCTTCCCTCTTTGTCGAGCTGGAGTCTTTCTTTCTCGCTCCATGTATAGCCAGAAGCTGCGAGAGTGTATACTTGTGCATTGGAAACGAAGGGCGACCAATAATCATGCGCATAACGATAGTTTTCTTGGAATTCAGACCAGATCTCGGCTCGTGTCAGCATCTACACCCTATGTCAAAATATCTTGTATTAATTTAAAGATATCTTTTCAAGGTAAAGATAGCACTTATATTTTTAATCTACGAGCGTCTGTAACGGATTTGTGCTTCTCTAGAGCGCCTTTCATATCGCTCACCGTTTCGATGTGTGTGGCTGCTTGACAGCAATATTGGAAGCAATCGGCGTAGTTTGATGAGATATCGTGATAAGGTTCATCTAAATACTTGCCATACTGCTCAGACCACTTCTTCCGATACTTCCCTAGCTGATCGAGGAAAGGCTTTACCCTAGAGAGATTAAACACGCAACGGTCGAACTTGATCTTGGCGTTTGAGATGTTGAGATTCTTATCGGTTCGCTTGAGTACGATGAATTTTGTGGATGTTCCTGCAAATAATCTTCTAAAGTCACGCTCGTAAGTGTTTTCCACGACGATACCGTCTCGGTGAGCGGCGTCATGCGGGAGAAATATTGTGTGGTAGAGATATTTTTTATCTTGCTGGAGGTATCTCGCATAGAAATCAACGCCTTTGTTCTTATCTTCGTAGTAATCGATAAACCGAATTTCGCCGTGTATGATCTGGAAGAAGGCCATTACAGTCAAATCATTTACGCCGATGTCCATTGCAACGTAGACATGGGAGAGAGGGTCATAGGGATTGATTGAGAGGCAGCGATTCTCTTGGTATGCCTTCTCTATGCTCTGCTGGAAGTAGTAGGCGTCTGAGCTGGAGATGAAAGCCTCTGAAACGGTGGAAGGAAACTCTTGACGTACCTTCTCGCCTAGAATGCTCTTCTGGTGCGCATACCAATATCTCTGCTGTTGATCAATCTTTACATTGGCTAATTTCTCTAACTTATTAAAGTAATCCGTAAGCTCTACACCATAGGTAACAGCATTTGGCATACGATAGGTGGACTCTAAAAACCAGGAGAAAAAGAAACTTTTGTACTCTAGAGGCGATAGGTTTTCATTACCTCGTTGCACGGCATTGTTAATCATCTCTGCATAGTATCCCGAATTTCCTTCGCCGGTGGATTCAATTATTATCGTCCCATTGATAGGCACAGTTTGGAGGGTTCCTGTAATCACCTCCTCGGCTTTGAGTGGATTACGCGCGCATGTCTTGCCAAATTCAGAGACTAGGACGAGTTGATACGAACCCCCACGGAGCGAAGTATCTACGCGTAGAAAAGAACCATTGGAGAAAGATATCTCCCTAGCCGAATGCTGAATGATCCCCGCTGCTTGTTTATACTCGGTCGGGTAAGTATCTAGGGCGTGACCAATGACACGCTTAAATATGTGCTGCGCGTGTTCTAGAGAATAGCTCACGATACCGGCGGAAACATTCGCCTCCCAGATTACCTCGTCGAGGAGATAGATTACGGCGAAAGTTGACATGCCGAGTTGGCGAGCCTTTAGGATTAGATTGCGCGTATGGAGATTGTGAAGGACTTCGGTCTGGACTTTGTTAAGCTGGAAGCGAACGGAGTCGCCGTTCTTATTTACGATACGGTAGAGATTATTGAGCCGCCACTCTTTCTGTGGTAGCCCTTCAATCAGGCTGCTTGATTTCTCCGGCAGCGTACTTTTTGGGGAGATCGGAGCAGGTGATTTGGAATGTTTGCTCTCCTGTCGGCGCGCTGTACCCACGTTTTTTCCCTTTGTTATTTAAAACAAACTTAGCAGAACTTAGGGAAGCAGATAAGTCTTGCTCCTGTTTCAATGATCTCATCAAGGCTGTCTCAGCCATATCGCAAATCGTATCATCAAAATCATTACGCGCACTATCGATTGCTTCTTTCAGCTCTGGGTTGTCTCTGATATGTTTTGCGTAAGTATCGTAGGCTATATCTAGATCAAGGAGTATTTGTGTAACTACGCCCTTTTTCTTTTTTATGCTCTCAAGTATGCGAGACTTTTTTATATTAAACGGAACTCCAGGTGTTCCCATAATATTACCAAGTATATTTGAAACGGATTATAATATCTTTCGGAGTTCCCTTAAACCTGGAAACAACGGAGTTGACCATACGCGCAAGGTCAGGATCGTCATGAGCAACGCGCATCCCTTCGGCGTGGACTAAAAACTTTTGATGGAGCGTCTGCTCGTCATCGGAGACGGATATTTTCATTTCTATCATAATGGGAAAGGTATCAAAAATGATCAATTCGCGCACGCGCAATCTTACAATATTCTCTATCTTTCTCTATCTCGTTCATCGTGCCCATTCCTCTTCACCGATAGCCAAGCGCGATAGTTGCGCGTTCGGCAATCGCACCAATATTTCCCTTCCCAATGGCCCGTTTCCTTGCGGTTAGGCTTTTTCTTGCGGAGGTCTTTTTTGCTTATTTGCTGAATCATGCGGGCCGCTTCTTTCCCCATCTTCTAAATCCATATACGCACAACCCAATTGAAATGATAGCACTGATAGCTTGACTATAGAGCCCTCTTTTAATATCCATGTATACCCAATAAGAAAGGCAAACGATGTCTACAAGAAAACAAATCCGATTGCCGCGAGCATTTAGAAACTTTCCTGTCTTACCCATCACCATGAAGCAAGCATCGACAAGATTAGCTACTAGACCAAAATAATTCATGCGCAAACGGTAAAACAAATTCGGATATTTGACTATCTCTCTCTATGCAAATATCACGCGCTCATAGGGAAAGCAATCATTCTCTTGACTAAATCGTACTCGGTATGATAAATTATAAATATGTTTAAAGGAGAGGAAAAATGACACCAAACCCACACACACTACCCCTCGGCACGCTAAGCGACGAGGGGCTAGACACAATGCACAAAGGGCTCTTAGAGCGTTCGCTAATGATCAAGAACTATGACGAATGGCTAGAGATCGATTGCCAAACGCAAAGAGTACTAGATGAACAGAAGAAACGGAGAGAGGCTTGAACATATACGAAGAAATCAAAGAGACAGAGGACAAACTCAAGAAACTCAACGACAGGAGAATAATCCACGAAGACAATCTAAGAGTACAAATTCTAGAGCAAGGGATTAATCACCTAAAAGAGAGTGGTGTGCCTTATGAAAGGTGCGAGAAGATTATGAAACCGGATAACGGGAACTCGCTTTTGTTCCATGCCATGAAAAAAGTGTATGGAGCACAGCAATGAAATACGCGCTTCTCCTGGTCATGGCATATCTGATATGCGCATGCACAATAACGATGTCGGTTAAATTCGCTGAGAGAGAGTCTCCAGCGATTACTAAGGAAATGAAAATGGAGAGTAAGAAATGAGCGAGCAAAAAAAAGATCCTTTGGGAAATTACTTAGCTGACATGAAAAAATTCAGAGAAGAATTAATAATATTTTCTGGAGAACAGTTGCTAGAAGTAAGGAAAATGATTGTAAATGAAAGAACCTCTGAAAAAGATAATTTTCATCAATATATGCACCTAGACAGGATATTTACTATGGTGATCCGAGAATTGGACAAACGACAACATGGAGACTGGCAATGAACGAGAGAGAACCGAAATACATCCGCAAGAGCTTTACGCTAGAGCAGGAGATGATCAATCGCATAAGAGAAGCCGCAGCGCGGCGAGTGCAATGCGGACTAGATGGCGGCAGCAGCAGCGCTATAGTGCGCATCGCAGTGAACAAGTTTCTGATTGAATGGGATGAATGCCAATTGAAGGGGACAGATGCCAAAACAGTGGATTAAGGTAGGTGCTTGTAGTCAGCAATTCGACGTGATCCCCGTGAAGAGGATAGTGGATACAATCATACCAGCATCCAAGAAGAGCTTGGCTTTGGGATGGGATCGGTATCAATTGCTAGATATCGATGGATATTTCCTAGTGATCCATGAATGGGTTACGGAAGGGAAGGCTAGTCAGGAGTACGTTTGCTTTGAGTCAGAGAAGCAAGGGCATGACTATCTAGAGATGTGCGGGATGGAGAAACAAGAACAGGATAATTAATTGATGGGAAAATTTAGATGTATTTGTGACAACATTATTTCGGACATCTGCGAACCTGATCATAACTTAGGATATTTAAGAAGTTCTTGGGATGAAAACTTAGGGATTCTTGACAAAGAAAGAACAGTTTATGAATGTGAAAAGTGTGGAACTTTAGCTATAGAATATCCCTGGAATTCCTGTTATCACAAATTTTATATTCCTGAAGAAAAAGACCCAAAATATCTTTTCAAAAGAACTGATATTTCTATGTGCGGGATAGAGAAAGCAGGAGAGGAGGCGTGAGCCTCTTCTTCACTTCCACGGCCACCACCAAGGTTTTTTTGGGTTTGGTTCGTGCTTGAGCATACCATTTACGGAGAGCCATATATTTTGGGCTATCATTCCTACCAACACACCACACATTAGGGTTACGAAGAACGCCCAAATCATCCAAAATACTTCCATTATTTACTCCTCTTCTGCCCGTTCAGCATCTTCCTTATCAGCAATAGCCTCTACATTACCTGAACAAGTGCAAATACACTCACCAAACAGCCAAAAGGCTATCTCTTCGCAGTAAGGGCAAACTCCTTTGCCTCCAATCGGAATCCATTCGCTCATGTCGGCCTCTCCAGTCTAGCTCCATAGTCCTTGAGATTACCTCTATCGCGGTCAAAGTACAAAGCAAACTTGCCAGTAGGTCCGAACCGATTCTTGACTACAAGCACCTCCATTAACGACAAGTCATTATCGTCGCGGTGCAAGAGCAATATCTCATCGGCATCGGCCTCTATCTGGCCAGACTCGCGAAGATCGGACATGAGAGGACGCTTGTCGGCCCGGGCGGTAACTTCTCGGTTGAGTTGCGCAAGCGCAACAATGGGGATGTTCATATCCTTCGCCATCGCCTTTAGCGTCGAGGATACATTTCCGATCTCTAGGTGTCGGGCCTCGAATGAACCTGAGCCCTTAATCCGCTGGAGATAGTCCACGATGATTAGTTTGATGCCGTGGGACTTCTGATAGCGTAAGGCACGGGCCTTGAGTTGATCGATGGGGAGCTGGTCTTGATCCTCGATGACAAGGAGGTGGGATTTTCTCTTGAGCTGTTGGTAGATCCCTTCGAGCATGTTTAATTGGAGGTCGGAGATGATACCCTTGGATGCATCTTTGTGTGAGATCTCAGCACATTGGAAGATTAAGCGGTCGGACACATCGAGTGCTGGCATCTCTAGGGAGAAGAAAAGAGTGGGGACAGCGTGGCGAAAGGACACCTTCTCGATGAGGTTCAGGGCATAAAGTGTTTTGCCAACTGCTGGACGAGCGCCAATAATGGTTAAATGGCCGTTCTGAAACGAGTTGATCTTCTCATCCAGATCATGAAATCCCGTTGGGATTCCTTTGTAGACGGACGCACCTCGTTCTCTATCGGCCTTGAGTTTAGAATAGCGCTCAACCACGTTAGGATCGTCTAGGATCTCTCCGATCTCATAAGACGTCTTCTTACGCCCTGAGGTCTGATTGATCGAATTGAGAGACTTATCGATGAGTTCTAGGATTTGGGTTTCGGTGAGTTTGGTTTGGCCCATTTGCTCGAAGAGTTCTTTGCCTAGAGTTTGAACCGACCTCTTGAAGTGAGCCTCTTTGAGGCTGATGAGGAGGTCTTCAAACGGCACGGCACGAGTACCTAGGGAGTTGAGACCGATGATATGTTGCGCAGAAACCCCTTTCTTTGCCCCCAGATCGAAGATCTGATCTAGAGTGACCTCGGAGTCAGTTTCCACAAGTTGCTTGATTATAGCGAAGATGTGAGCGTTTTGAGGGTCGCTGAAGTAAGCTACGTGAGCTTGGGAGGCAACATCATTCGCCCAATTGATGGAAGCGAGCGCCCCGCCTAGAAGGCGGCCTTCTGCTTCGAGGTCTACGGGCAGTTTACTCATTAGATTTCTCGTTAGCTTCGCTTTCTCTAATGAATCTTAGTGGCAAGTGACTTATCTCTAATGCTCTGAATTTCATCTCGCATGAAATCCTTCTTATCAACGAAGAAACTCCATGAATATATTGGGATGCTCTTTTAATATCGCAACATTCAGAAATCATGTCGGCTGAATCTTGAATTGAATCAAAAACTGATACACATTCTTGTATATATTCAAATGATTTACGCACATCGTCCGGCGTCGCAATCTGAACTTTTTTCTTGATCTCATCATTCATGCTTGGTTCCTTTTCATTAGTTTAATTTCTTCCAACACATAGGGCAAAATCTCTGATAATAACAATCCTGTTCTACAAATGTTCATCCACAAATCAAGAGGAATAAATTTATTTGATCTCTCCCATTCATCTATCCTGACTTTTTTCCAAAAATCAGTCGGCCCACACTTAAGATCTTTTTTCAAACTCTTACCTCTACCTTTTTGATAGCCGCCAGCATGGCGGCGAGTGGATTACTTGGAGCGAAATTACTATCTTTCCATTGCTGTCTGATGATAACAGCATCCTTAATTTCTTGCAAATAATACTTGTCTCTTATCATCCAAACTTGAGAATTCGTGAGAGTGAAAGAGAGGAGTTGGGAATCCAAGGCTCTGGCTTCTCTTTCTTGTTCTTGGAATGAAAAAAATCTGTCTCTAGGCTCGTTAGATTTAATGAAAACCCCCGGAGGTTTTATAGCGGCCGCTTTAAGGGACTTTGCCGCGGCCGTTTTAAGGAGTTTTTTCGTCGATAACTTGTTCACAACTCCCTCGTAAATCTGGCGAATTGAACAACCTCCTTCGACTAAAGGAACAAGCCACTTCGTGAGCCTCTTTTTGAAGCTCAAAAACCAGGCCGAATAATTCACATGAAGTCCCTTCAGCATCCCGGCCCGCCAAAAGAGCCTGAACCACTGAAAGACCCAATCTTTTAAGAAATAGACATTGGAATCATTTTTCCCGTCTCCGCGCTTCCGTCGCCTAACCGAACAAAAGAGGCTAAAGTATTCGGATGTTATGAATTCTGTGACCTCCGTCCGTCCGACTTTTGCTACATCTGATATCAACGCCTTACAAGGGAACGTATGTTCATTCCCTTTTTCTGAATTTCTCTTTGTGAGGAGATAAATTGCGTTTAAGATCCTGAAAAAAGTGGTTTTTCTTCGTTTTCTTTTGTTGTTTGGATCTTTGAAATCGGCTAAAAATTCGATGAGGAAGAGATTTTCTAAGACATTTTCTTGGGTATGCATTTTGTCTCCGTACGTTGCGGTTTGGAGACTTCTGACTAGACTTGACTTAATGGTAAGAAATTACTTAGAGTGTAATTTAATAGATCGCTCGTCTATGCTCTCTATCATTCCCTACCAGAGAATGACGTTACCGGGGTTTCTGATTCTAGTCGGAAGCCCTTCTTTTTACAAAGTACCCTAGAAACATCTTAGAAGTCCACCCCTAACTCCACCGCTCATACTCCCGCAGATCGATAAGCACCCAAATATGTCCGCACTCCGCGCACTCAACCACGTCCTTAAAAAGGACAGTTGTCCTATGCGTGCGAAAGTGCGTCTTGCAACGGGTGCAACAATCGGCGTGCGCTGCCTCTGATCGGAGCTTCTTATATTTTCTTGAATTCATCATCTTAGAACTTCGCTTCATACTAGCTTCTTATTGTGTGTCTATGATATATTTTAGCTTTCTCCCAAGACTTGGACATCGGTAAGTTACTTGAATCTTTGAGCAATGTAGGCTGTTCGGGCATTTGTCCGAAATGGTCGAGAGAGTTTTTACAACCTGGGTCTTGGGGGATATTTTTAAAGTGAAGGCAAAATAACTAGGCGCTGCCTTCAGGGTTAGACATTAACCCCTCAGAGGTTCCTGGACGTGCCTCAGACTTAGTACATCTGGGGCTTTTTATTCAGGAGAGGATAATGAAATGGCTAAAGTTAGGAAATAGGTGCGTAGACCTTGAAAAGGTGTCTAGCTTCAGAGTGATTAGAGAGCGGAAGGACTGCAATGAAATTGTGTATGAAGTTAGCTATACGCTGCTTGGAGTGGAGATGGAATTATTACACAAAACATTTTGCTCACAAGACGAAGCTGATGCAGAGATCAATAGAATCTTATCTATTTGGAATACAGAAAGGCAATTTGATGAAATCTGAAGAAGAGATGTTACCTGTAGAAGTATTCGCGAACGAAGTACAAAAATGCTACAACATCCTAGGCGAGTGTATTAACCTGAACCCCTGCGATTCAGCAGTAGTTTGCGCAGCTCTAGGCCAACTCTATTTCTTTTCTGTCTGCGAAGTAGGTATTTCCTATGAAGACTTTGCCTATGTTGTAGATGAGATGAAATCGAGATATAAAAAACACATTGAAGAGGGTAAATGCTCCTGATAGATTTCCAACACCAGTTACCTAAATGCGAAGAGGTCGCTAAGATTAGCGTGCACTATTATGACAAGGAGAGCGACGATTGCTATTCTGATTGCCTGGGTTGGCTTGAGGATACTGGGTATACTTTTTGTGTTATACCTTGTGAGGATGGCCTAGTCATCATCCAATGGTATGGGGTAAATTCTTGCTATGGGTATACAGTGAGGGAGATCGGGCAATGACTGAAAAGACAGTAACCCTAGAAGATCAGAAGAAATATAGAGCTAACTTCACCGACGAGAACAGCAAGTTTTTCCTGGTTTACTGCGCTGCCTGTGGGAAAGAGAATTACGCCATGATGGTATCTAGCGGAATCTGTGCTATGTGTGGGTGGGGAAGCAAGGAAGAATGAACTGGACACACATTCTAGAAACTACCATCGCTGTCCTCTTGGCAAGAGTCATAGAATGGATGTGGGACACAGCGAGACGATCATGACTAACTGGCAATCTCCTAAAGTCGAGAAGCCACCACAAGGGAGAAAGATCTATAATGAGTGAAATCACAAAGATTAACTGCGATTATTGCGATAAAGATTTAACGGAATCCAGCAATTGCATCGACTGGAGTCTTCGTTTGGTAAATAGACGAATCCCATCAAGAGAAGGCCCTGTAACGGCTATGATGATTCATCCTACTTTTTCGAGAGATCTGGATTTTTGCGGAAGAGGATGTTTTTTAAAATGGTTTGAAAAGTACAAGGAATCAATAGATGCTTACTTTTCATTATGATCCCGCAGCATTACCCAAATCCTCTGACATAGATTATATCTGTCTGAAAGAACTAGATGGACAAGTTGTACTTGATTACCTTAAGAAAACTTCGCAAGTCCTATGCATTATCCCTTGCGAAGATGGGCTCTTTGTTGTTATGAGAGATACGAAGGGAGGAGCTATGCCTCCGTATATTGTGAGAGAAAAGAATGACTGAATCAACCGACTTGCCCTTCTGGATCTGGATCATGGTAGGGACTCTCCTTGGCATAGGGTTTAGCTCTGGAATCGTCTGCTGGGGGTTGTATATCCTAGAGAAACAGAAGTGCAATTGCTGCTGTTGCCTAGAGGAACATGATTGAGATAACTCTAGAAAATTGCCTTCCTTTGCCATGGAAAGCGCCCTATGTTGGCTCCAGAGGAGCCTTTTCCCCGCGCTACAACGAGGCAAAAATCATCAAGGCCATGATCAGAGAGCAGTACACCGGATCGTTGATCTCAGGGCAATTGAGAGTAGATTTTGAGTTCTATATGCCTATCCCTAAGAGAACCTCTAAGAAAAAGACTACTCTCATGCTTGAAGGTACGATAAGACCGCAGGGAGGGGGGGATGTTTCCAATATCAGAAAACTTTTCGAGGATCTGATGGAAGGGATTGTCTATGAAAATGACCGACAAATAATCGCAGGATGGGCGATAAAGAGCTATGATCTGAAACCCAGTGTATACATTTCCATCGATAGGTATTAAGAGTGGCCCTTATGATTATATTCGTAGCAATTTGTTTTTGTATTTGGACAGTGCTCGCTATATTGAGATATATTTCAACCCTACCACCGGAGAATGGCGAGCTGCCCAGAGACGAAGATAAAGACCCTCCCTAAACAACTACAATCAACCTCGGGAATCCTCTCCTAATCGGTGTTATCGAGGTTCGAGCGGGAGCTAATAGCCCGCTCTTTTAGTCTGGTAGATCTTTGTATTTAAGATCTTCAGAAGGAGAGATAGGCAGCCCCTGCTTAATCTCACCAACTCTAGCTTTCCACTCTGAACAAAATCCTTCACCTAGATCTGGGTGCGGCTCAAACATGTCTCCTTGAACGGGCTTAAATTTAGCCAACTTCTCAAACTTCTCTCCCCATGCTTCAGCTTCCTTTAGATTCTCAATTGCTACCCAGTGACGGAACGAAGCGACTTGATCATGCTCTAAATTGTAGAGATGAACTGTGCTATCGCTGTGTATGTCAATTTCGTAGTAATGCGCAGTGATGAGGTAATCTCTGACCTCTAGACCATGAGTAACCGTTACCCTGAATACCACTCTAGTATCTTTCTTCCTGGGTGCTTGCTCTTTTTTCTTCTTTGCCATATATCTTCCTGTTGAAATTAAGGTTCCCGTTAGTACGATCTGCAACGCGGGCAGAGAGTTAAGGACTTGGGGTAGTCCCCTTCCTCGGTTAAATTCATTCATCCTGTGGATGAGGCGCCATTGAAGCCTTGGTTTCGTTTAGCAATCTCTTCTGTACTTTATGCCGTAAGCACATCTCATCTCTAAAATCGTCTACCCCATTCACATGGCCTAGAGTCATATCATACACAGTCTGAACCAATCTTCTCGATGGTTTCTTGATCCCTCTACGGATCATGTAGAGGTGATTCCGATTGATGTCTAGGATTCGGGCAATGTCGTTGATCTTTATCTTCGTCTGAGAGATCCATTCTATGAGTTTCATGATGATACCTTTCTCCTTGACGTTAATGATCTACAAAGGATACAATGGACTCATCTTTAAACGCAAGGCTACACTAGCCTTTAACCCAAAAGGAAACACAAAATGACATTTTTACCTCCAGGCTACGAAATGCCTAAATCCAACTCGTCTTACTTCAAGATCCAATCAGGGGAAAACAAAGTTCGCTTACTGTCTAAACCTATCGTGGGTTGGCTAGACTGGATGGAAGTTCCAGGCGGCGGGAAGAAACCACTTCGCTTTCAGCTCGACAACAAACCACTAGCGCCTAACATTCCAGACCAGAAGATCTCCCACTTCTGGACATTCATTATTTGGGACTACAAGGACGAAGGCGGGAAGGTCAAGATCTGGGAATGCACCCAGTCCAGCATTCAGCAAGCGATTCAATCGCTCTCTGTAGATGCTGATTGGGGTGAGCCGTTCAACTATGACATCAAGATCTTTAAGACAGGGGAACAGGCTAAGACTAGGTATACGGTCAACCCTATCTCTCCCAAACCTCTCGATAATGCCATTAAAACAGCGTTTATGGTTCTCTCTATCAATCTGAATGCCTTGTACGAGGGAAAGGATCCTTTTGCTGACGTAACGCAACAGAACCGGACTCCAGGGTTCTGGGAAGGTCGTCCAGAGAAAGAGGAAGAGCCGGAGGACTTGGTGTTTAGCATTACTGAGCAGCAATCGACGGAGCTAACTAATTTGATCAGCGCGAGCATCGCGCCGGTTGACGCCACTTGGCTCAAGAACTTCTTGCAGGTCTGCAAGATCGCTTCGCTCAAGCTGCTACCCTCTGATCGTTATGAGTGGGCTAAGAGACAGATCAATAGGAAGATCGAGGATCTTAAGAAGGCTGAGTTGGAAGATAATGAAATACCCTTCTGAAGAAGTCGCTCGCTTTTATCGAACAACTGAACTGTTCGGAAATCCCGTATAGTTCAAAACTCCCCAGACCATCTGGGGAGAAGAAAACCTTCAAATAGACCTAAACTAATGACCAGATACATGATACATTCGAGAGATATTTATGCCTAAAGGGATTTACACAAGAGTTAACCCTTCTGGGGCTAAACCGTTAGATTTACGAGGCCAACGATTCGGCCTTTTGACTGCTATAAACCCATCTGAAAAAATAAAAGGCAGTAAGTGTAGACAGATTATTTGGCATTGCAAGTGCGATTGCGGAAATGAGCACCATGTTAGAGGATCTCTTCTAAAAAATGGTTGTTCTCAGTCTTGCGGATGTCGTCTTCTTTTTCGAGAATCTTTAGAAAAAAGATTTTGGAAAAATGTATATGTCTCTGATTCTTGTTGGGAATGGATGGGAAGTTTTTCTATTTATGGATATGGAACAATCAGTGTGATGAATAAACCGAATTACGCTCACAGATTAAGTTGGGAAATGGAATTTGGAATGATTCAAAATGGATTATTTGTTTGTCATCATTGCGACAATCCAAAATGTGTAAATCCATACCATCTATTTATAGGAACACACCAGGAAAATATGCAAGACATGGTGAACAAAAAGAGGCATTTAAAAAGAAAAAGCAAAATACTTTATAGAGATGAAAAAGGAAGGATCGTTTCATGCAAGAAGTAAAAGTCGCTCAGCGATCTTCTGAATGGAAAGAATTTAGAAAGGGTAAGATCGGCGCAAGCATGGCTGCCACGATTCTTAATCTCAGCCCCTATCGTACAGCTCTGCAAGCCTGGGAAGACCTGATTAATGAAGTGGAAATTAAGACCACCGATTCTATGCAGCTGGGTATCGATGCAGAAGATTTCGTCTTGCAAAAAGTCAACGAAGAGCTAAATACGAAATTTGAGCCCAAAGTGTTTCAGATGAAACAGCATCCTAATCTCATCGCTTCCCTAGATGGATGGGATGGAATTGAGCATGTAGAGATCAAAGTTGTTGGCCATACTACGCACGAGCAAGCTCGACAGGGAAACGTGCCAGATCTTTATTTTCCTCAATGCCAGCATCAATGTATGGTCATGGGGACTCCTAGCGCCTGGTATGCTTCTGCAAGAGTCGAAAGACTAGGTAAAGATGAATTCATATTAAATGATCTCATCCTGTTGCAAATTGATCGCGATGAAGAATTCATCAAAGATATGCAAGCCAAGGAATTAGAGTTTCTTTCCTTCTTGGTAAACTTCCAACCTCCACCGGCAATAGATAGGGATTGGATCGAGATAAATGATCCTGACCTATTACAAAAAGTTCGCAAACTAAAAGAATTAAATCAGGATATAGTTTGGATAGAAGAGCGTAAGGAAGAAATCCGAAAACAGTTGATTTTTGATCATCCAAGGATAAAGATCGGGAATACAAAAGTTCAACGAATTGTTAGGCGAGGAAATATTCAGTATGACAAAATCCCCGAATTGTCAGGCTTAGACTTGGAGCCGTATCGAAAGCCGCCTACTACATCTGTGAGGATTTACGAATGAACATTTCTAACTTTTTTTTTGGGTCTATTTCTGAATTTAATAATGTGGCTTTTAATTTTTATTTTTTATGTGGAGAAGTAAGGATCTATGAGCAAATATTGTCTAAACCATCCTAGAGTGAAAACGTATCAACACAATCCTCTTTGCCTTTCTATATGGTGCAAGGACTGCTATGATAAAATGGATAGGATCTACCAAAAGAATCACCTCGAATATTTAAAATCTTGGGATGAAACCCCAAAAAACGTAGACAAGAGATTCTTCAATGAATAAAGAAACACCCTTCGTCTCATTCAGCAACGAGGAGCTTAACCAGGCTCCTCTCGCTAGCACAGAGCATCAATGTGTATGCGGCGAGAGCCATAAGATCGAGGTAGAGGATTGCCTTGGATTCTACAAATGCGGGAAGGATTATTTTCTATACTCAGTCAATGGGAAGAATATAATGAATCACCTGGGGCACGACTGATGCGAAAATATTACTGGATGATGGGTATATACATGTCTATAGTCTTTGTCGGAGCTGAAGTCTATAGCTTTGTTTACGACATCGAGGTAAACAACCACATCCTGAAGGATTACCTAGACTACAATGCGAATTCGGATGATCCCTTAACTCTGAAAGAGTGGATGGATACGCAGGACGAGAGAGAGCAAGAGGTAATCGATTGGTTCGCTGATGAGTTCGATTGTGCGCTAAACCCTTGGTATTCTCAAAATGACTAAATGGATATTTTGCACACGAGTTCCAAAAGAATACTACTTTATGGATTGCAATCTTAAAAGAATCTATTCACCCTATATGCACCACTTGTTCTTTTGCTCTGATATGTCCTATAGGTATTTAAGACCAAAGAGAAGAAGGGATAAGACCGTGACTATTAAGCTATCGTAGCCGCTTTTGTCACTCGCCAATGTAGGACATTCTGGCCGCTTCGGACAGGGTGTCCGAATGGCCTCCATTTTTAAGAGAGTTGTTAACAACCCTTACCCTTCATCTTGCGTTTGGCTTTCTTCCCGACCTTGACGAGTGAATCTCGTTTCTCATCCTTAGCCAAAACCTTCTTGGTATCCGATTCTAGGGATTTTTCTTTTGATATTAGTTTTTTGTAACTGCGATCCATATTCTATCCTAATAGATATCCGTTGAAATAATTAAGTCTATTGTCCGCGGTGATGTCGACTGTCTTTGTGCTTCCAGACATCATTACAGTTAAAGTAACAGCATTCGTAGCCGCTAGGTTAAGCACGCCAGTTATAGACAAAGTAAGAGTATTTACAGCGTCCTTGCAAACTCCAGGATTAATTACACCACCTAACTTTGCTGGAAATGCAGCTGATCCACCTATGTAAAGACCAATCGTAGAAGAAGTATGAGCTACTCCAATTCCTGTCATAAACAAACTTGCGCAGAACAAATACCTACCAGCTACAGGAGCTGTAAATGTAGTATTCGAAGTACAATTGGAGTTTTGATCTACGTTGGTCGCATCGAAGACAACTGTATAGACCGTTCCGTCTCCTGTGATATTACTTATAGTACCATTAAGAGTCATATCGAAAAGAGGCTGCCCAGTCGCCTTGTACTTGCCTAGATTGGAATATGCTGCCGTCTGGGTGGTTACGTTCATTAAAGAAGAAGTGCTACCGAATGTTAGGTTTGCATAGATAAGAGTTCCCGCTCCAGTCAGTGCATTCGTATTCGAACTATTAATTATTGTGTCATAAATTGTAGCAGTGCATCCGGCGCCAATACTAACTGCGCTTGCAGTTGCTCCGCTTATGTTTGAAAATGTCGAAACAAAAGTACAAGTGCCCGACATAATTATTGGAGAGGTAAATGTAGTATTTTCGCCAGTGACTGCTGCGCCACCGCTGATGGTAATTGGCGAACCAAATACCGCATTTGAGATCGCTAAAGATCCTCCTGACACTGTACTTACTACCGATGAGACAGAATTGTAATAATTTCCTTGTTCAATTTTAATAACACCATTTGTTATCACGCAGAATGTTGCTGAGGCGTTCTGAATTGTTCCATTACAATTTTGCAGCTCTATTAAGCATGATGCGTTGGTGCAGTGCAAGCCGGAGAAGTCATTACAGAATAAATTACACTCTGAAAACATTAAAGCAACTGTACCTGATGTGCACTCTATCGCGTAGTCTCCATTAGTTTTTAATGTTATCCCGCTGATGTACACATTGCCTGTATAACTTGCTGTTAGCTTGCCTACGATTACCACGTTAGATGCAATATTCGCTGTCCCTGTGGTAAGGCCTTCGCAGCTATATGATGTTAAATTTACTCCAGCTTTTAGAGTTAGATTCTCTGTGTAGGTTCCAGGTCTAATGAATATTGTATCTCCACTAGATGCACTTGTAAGAGCAGTTGCAATTGTCGTGTGAGTGCCATCAGATGCAGTAGCAGAGACAATCCATTTTGCAGTCGTGAATGTATTAGACGAAAGTTGTTGAACCATATTTTTTTAATCCTTATAAGCTAAAATAATCTTTTAACTGAACTTGATATGCTTTCAATCTTGATAGAACTGCAATCCATTCTGGGAACATGATCGTTTTTGGGTTGCCTCTCTTATGCAACTGCACTTGATTGAGAGATAAAATACCTGAATATTCAATTATTAAAGGATCAAGATCCACTGATGACATGGTAATATTCCATTGACCCGCTTGACTATCTAGGGTGTTATTTAATACCAATTGATTCCAAGGCTGCGTTGCATATTGATTGGGAGAGAAGTTAAACTGAATTGCCGTCTCTAGGATCTTGAACTGCTCTGATAATTGTATATAATCCACTGGGGGAATGAACAGTTCTCCTCTTTCTTGGAAAGTAATTTGCTGTAACGAGTTATCATAGGCAATGTTTTCGCATAGGCTTCCGTCAGATTGACAATTTAAGATCGCTGTTCCTGCGCCTAAGTCGATTACTACTGTGCTTACTAATGTCATTATTTCCCCTTAAGTGATTGTCCAGTTACCTACGAACGAGGTTGCAATCCACACAGTAGATGCTCCTGATGTAGTGCAATTCAAAGTAATGCAATCGCCCACGTTAGTCCCAGCAACACTCCCTCCTACACCAACGGTTGAAATGGAACCGCTCATACGAATAGATTGTCCCGCATTTTGAGCGATAGTTGTCAGGCCAAGTTTACCGATGATAATAATCTCATCACCAAGAGATGCCGTTGCAGGCAGAGTATAGGTAACTCCTCCACCACGATCTGTAACATATCCATTCTCTACTGAAAGAGCTTGTGTGGCTCCAGTAACATCCGTCCATGCAAATCCAGCGCCCGTGGTAGCAATAGTAATACTATTGCTAGCGTTCGTGATGCTAATTCCTGTCCCAGCAGTCAATGTCGCGGCAGCAGGAGATCCGGCGGTTGATCCGATTATCACTTGGCCATCGATTGCAAGAGCGGTTAAAACTGGAATGCCCGTGGTTCCTGTTGTAAGGACAGCTCTGTTTGCTGTAGCTAGACCACTCACAACATTAGTTGCGCTAGAATAAAGAATTTGACTTACAGTTGTAGTTAACGGATATGTTGCTGTGCTAAATGCAGGATCTGCTGCGGCTCCAGCCGATTGAAGAACTTGCCCTGCTGTAGCTGTGGGCCCGACTTTTGTAATTGTGGTGGTTCCGGCGCCAACTAGGACTGCATGATTAGTCAGGCCTGTAAGTGTTACCGTTAAAGTGCTTGCTGCACCTACTGTTGTAATACTCCCACTACCTAATATATTCCAGTTATTTGCGGTCGGGCTGAGCGCTCCTCCAGAATCCCCTGTAATCGTTTTACCTGCGCCTGTCGTAGATAGAGTGACAAATCCTGTGGCTGCTACTGCAAATGAAGTAGAATCGAAATTAGAGAGGCCGATCTTAGTCGCATCTGCAGCGGCTAGGGCTTGGGAGGTTTGCACCTCAATAGCCAATGTATTGGCTCCTGTGCCATCGGAGCGGACAGGATTAGTTCCCGCAGCGACTACAGCACCGTTGATAGTGACTAGACCATTGGAATCGGGGGCTACAGGACTTGTTCCTGTCTGCACTGCTATAGAATCAATTGCTTGGCCCGCACCAGCAAGACCGATAGTAATCGTTCCAGCTCCATTCGTAATTGATACGCCGGTGCCCGCTGTAAGAGTCGCCACTCTTATATTTGGAGCTACAGCAGAGCCTATTAGCAGTTGACCATTAGCGGTAACTTTAGGACTAGGTTGAGTTGATCCCGTGAAGTCCACGTTATCGGCATACATTGTGTCTCTGTTAAAACCGGCCATTTATTCCTCTTATGGAGAACTTACATAATTTAATCTTGCGCCCCAGTCAATCGTTCTTCCGGCGACACCAGTAACGCGGACGATAAAATTACCGCCGCTTGCTATCAAGTCGTAAGAACCTGCTGAGAGTGCTGTATCTGCTTCTGCAGTCTTATCAGGAGTGCCTACAATGGTCACTGTTGTGTTCTTTCTTCCTACTCCTAACAACTCTCCCCCATAGGTTTGATCGTTGGCTGTATCGTATCCTGAGACGAGCGCTTGGATAGAAAAGCTTTTTAGATCTGTTGGGGTTAAGGTGATAAGATCCGCTGTGGTAGCTCCTACCGTCGTTCCTGTGCCAACTATCTGACTTTGCAAGGTGATAGTGATCGTATTGCCAGAGCCAGAAGTAATAATCCCTTGAGTACCACCGCCAGGAGTAACCACATTCAGAATATTCGCGGCAGGGGTTGCTATCCCAGAGTCAGTCTGGAACGTGGTAGGAACATCTGGAGGCAGAACCCCTGAGGTGACAGCTTTGTAAATCTGGCTCAATTTTCACCCCGTGATTAAAGACATTCTAAAACTACCTGTTCCAGCAGTACCTTTCACATAGACTTGCGTCCCAATGGGAATAGAAAACGAATCGGCTTTACCTTTGTTTGCTCTCATATCTAAGATTAGAGCTTCACCTTCTGCAAATGTTTTCCAGGTAGATGTACCGTTCAAACTCACTTCTACGGATACTGTAGATTGGTTGTCAAAGATGATCATTATGGGAAGCCCTACGATGACAGATCCAAGCGTCTGATACGAGCCAGTAAATGGCCCTGTTACGGATCTTTCGTCAGGGAAACTAGCTAGTATATTGCTTGGATTGTAGCTCATTCTGCCTCTTTTTGTTTTTGCGCGGCTTCTGCCTCTGCTTTTTGAGCAGCTACCATGCGATCTACGATCATTCCTTTTGCTGCCATTAGAAAATCGTGCAGACTTCCTAAAGCTGTATCGTTATCGCAGAATAGTACGATTTTATGATCTTCGCTGATGAATTTTTGTGTGCTTTCTTGTTTCATTGAATACCCTATTTTTTAATTGACGATCCCCTAGTGTATAGAGGATCGTTTAATTTTTGGCTTCAATTATCAGGTTTGTCTTACGATGACATAATCAAAACTGGACACGTCAGTAACCGCTGCGGCACCAAGGACGCTATAGGAAGCAACTGTAAACGATGCTCCTGCGCTAATCGTTGTTACTAAGAATCCTAGCGCGGGGGTAGCATTCAACGCTGATCTGCTAACCATGATTCTGTCACCTGCTGCAATATTGGTGTTGGCGATTGTTACTGTCCCACCGATCAAAGTTCCTTGACCGATGAAGTCAGTTACTGCGCCACCATTCATATAAATCTGAGTAGCTACACTTGCTAACTTCAAGTTTCCTGTGACGTTAACTGATCCAGATCCTGCTAATAGATTCAAAGCGGAAGTAGTGTTGCTAGAGCCAATTGAGACTGTTTGAGCCCCTGCCCCAGTACCAATTTTGATTATGTTTGCAGACGTTGCAGCATCACCGGCAATGTTGATTGTTTTGATGCCAGTGTTGTTCGCGATATTGATCGTTCTTGCACCGGTTCCACCATCAAAAGTCATTGTACCAGTATTTACGCCAGTTCCAGAAAATGCGTAGGTAGTAGCTACATCACCTTCAAGAGTAAAGTTACCTGTACCTGCTTTTAAAGCCATTGAAGCAGCACCTGAAACGGTACCGATTCTGACAACATTCGCCACAGCCCCAATGGCTATATCTACAGCTTTTGCACTTGTCGCTCCGCCTGCGATTGCCACAGTTGTGGCGCCCTCTCCAGCTCCGATAGCAACGATGTTTGTACCGGAAGAACTTCCCAGGGTAATTGTACCTGTTTGAGCTGTGCCGCCCAGGGTATATGTACCTGTAGTTGTAGAAGCACCAATTGTATAGGTCGTTGCAGCAGCACCATTAAGGTTATAATTTCCTGTGCCAGTTTTCAATGTAAGGGATGAAGCGCCATTATCGGAACCTACTGAAACTAAATTGGCTCCAGCTCCGGTCGCCAGGGTAACAGTCTTACCGCCGGTTGAGTTTGCAATGTTGATGGTCTGTGCGCCTGTTCCACCGAAGATGGTCGCTGTTCCAGTATTCGCGCCAGTCCCACCAAAGTTGATAGTACCCGATGTAGTTGCAGGAGCAAAGGTATAGGCAGTCGTTGCAGCACCATCTAGGCTGAAGTTACCTGTGCCTGCTTTCAATGTGAGAGCTGCTGCACCAGTGATAGAGCCTATTGTAATCAAATTGGCAACGGCTCCATCTGCAATATGTACTACCTTCGCGTTAGTCGCACCTGTTGCAATATTAACAGTGGTCGCCCCTTCTCCTACGCCTAGAGCAAGAATGTTGGTTCCTGATGAGCTTCCAAGGGTGATGGTTCCAGTCTGCGCGGTTCCGCCGATAGTGATAGTTCCTGTGGTCATTGCTGTCGCTGCGTTAATCGCGCCTGCTGCTTGCGCTGCAGCGATTGAGACTGTGGTTGCTCCAGTTCCGCCTGCGATGATGAGAGCGTTAGTTCCGGATGAAGACCCAAGTGTCATCGTTCCAGTTTGAGCCGTGCCACCTATGGTGATAGTTCCTGTTGTTGTTGTCGCTCCAACTGTATATGTAGATGCGGAATTACCATCGAGGGCAAAGTTACCTGTACCTACAAGAAGACTCATTGATGCTGCGCCAGAAACTGTACCCAAAGTCAGTACGTTTGCAACTGCTCCGGTTCCGATATTGACTGCTTTAGCTGAACCTGCGCCGCCAGCGATATTGACAGTGGTTGCACCCGTACCGGCTCCGACCGCCACAATATTCGTGCCAGAGGAGCTTCCTAGAGTCATAGTGCCAGTCTGTGCAGTACCACCAATTATAACCGTTCCTGTGGTTGTAGCAGCGCCAATATTGTAAAGAGAAGTAGCAGCTCCGTTAACGACAAAGTTACCGGTGCCTACGTTAATAGCTACTGCGGCTGCACCACCTGTGTTACCAATAGTGGTTGTGATTCCGCTGCCGTTACCGATAGTGGTCGTGTTATTGGATGTAAGAGTTGTAAACGCGCCACCAGCAGGAGTTGTTCCGCCTTGAGCAGGGGGAGCCGCGAATACAGCCGCTAGATTGGAAGGTGTGATGAAAAGAGCTAGAGCAGGCGTAGAAGCTGTGCCAGCAACCGCCTCGCCATCGGTCGCTAGTTGACCAATACCAGCTACAGTAGTGGTAGAGACTGGGGCGCCAGCGATTGCAAGAGCATCCGCATAGAACTTAGTGGCTACAGGGTAAGCAATCGATGATGTGCCTTCAGTCAAGAATACTACGCCTTCAACTGTTGCGCTAGCGGATGGGACTAAATCCCCTACCGCTGAAGCAAGGGTTGCTGGCGAGATGTAGAGATTGGTTGCATCTCCGGCTGCCGCTTCGACGGAATTAGCGGCGCGGGCTGCACCTGTCCAGGATTGATTGGATTGTTTAGAAGTATAGGCGTTTGGTCTGGCAAATTTCATTTGATACCCATTAGGTAAAATTGTTTGTGTTTTCCCTTAACCTACCCCTTAAAATAATTTATTAGATGAAAATAAAAGATATTTTCTATATAATTCCATAATTATGGAAATGGTCAAGACTACTGTTGAACTCTCTAGAGATCTTTACACTCAAGCCAAGATGATGGCTCTTTTAACTCGCAAGCCTATGGCTCACCTCATTCGCATCGCTCTTGCTGAAAAAATAAAACAACTCAAAGCTGAAAGGATGAAAAACGAACACCCTCATGATTAACGAAGACATAATTCACACATTGGTAAACAAGCTCATTGAAATTGAATCGAATAAAGATACACCCGAAGGGAAGGAAGCGTATCGAATTATGATGATGTCTGACGAACAGCTTAAGGAATATTTGAAATCAAAAGAGACAGATCTAAAGGATTAAAAATGGATGAATATGTGGCCAAAAGACTCCAGATCCTAGGAAGAGTTCAGGCAATACTTTTCGAAGGCATCATGGGAGGACAGATATCTAATTCAGAGGTCAATAATGCCGAAAAATTCAGAGATGTATGGCTTACCGAAAAAGATGAAAATTACGATTTATTATGGAATCGTATATGCCTAATCGAGCGTTCTTTATTTGAAGCATACGAGCTTGTCTATGAGAAATCTGAGGATGAAGATGAATAAATCTAAAGAAGAAGATTTTTTTGAAATATTTTCAACAAAGCAACCATGTGATTTCTGCATGAAGAAAAAATGCAAGATCTTAAGAATAATTACCCATCCTATCTTTCAAATTGAAGATGAAGAGACGAAATTGCAAGGATGGATAAGCGCAAAAAAATGTATAAACTGCTGTCGAGAAGGTTAATACATGCATATCTCCGATAAGAATTGGGACGCGGTCGTCTCCGACTGCCTACACCTTACCGAGCTGATAGAGCAAATCCCAGGGTGCATTGTATATCCGAATCGGACAGAGATCCTAGCCGTTCTATATGACCTCATCCACTTAGAAGATCAGCCTAAGAAGAGGAGAAAGGAGGGCAGTAAGAAATTAATTAAAAACAAAATAAAGTCTACATCTTTAATTAAATCAGAGTAAATGCTACAATTGATGGAAATTGAGGAAAACCGTGGAATGGATTCAGTTTCTAATCGTTGTGCTTACCATAGGTTCATTTCTATGGATGGCTAGAAGCGATTACAGGCATCTAGATGCTAAGATTGATGCTATTCAGGCAGAAATAAAGGACTTTCATTCTAGGATGGCTACTCAGGACGCCGAATTTAAGTCGTTTATGAAGACAATTGAGGAACGCCGAAATAAAATGATAATGAGGGAGTGAAATGAAAAAATTTCTTTGCTGTTTGTTGACTATTTGCACATTCACAACCGCGAGTTATGCGAATCCTTCTCGTCCTATGAGTCGTGGATTTGAGCCATGTTCATCAGGTTCGACGAGGTCGAATCCAAATTACACGGTTTGTCATTATGATCATCTTGGTCGTTTAGAAGGAAAATCATCACAAGACTACACTGGAACAATCTATCACTACGATCATCTTGGTAGACTCCAAGGATCTTCCAGATGAAGGAAAAGATTTGTAATTATTTTTTAATATCTGTTTTTGGAGCATTATTCCCTGGATTAGCATTCATTGGATTTTTTGGATTGGGATACGGGATTCTTTGCGGTGTGATTATATCATTCATAAGCTTCCATAATTTTTGCAAAGAAGAGGAAGCTGACAAGAAGAAGCGTGATAAACAAAGAGAGATAGAAGCTGCTGAAGATAAAATTGAAATGAAGAAATATCGAGCGCAAGTTAGGAAGGAAAAAAAAGAAAGACGAGAATGGCTCAAAGAACTTAAGGAGTGGCATCCTCACTAACTTCTCCAGTCGCTCGAATAGCTGTTTGAGCAGATTCTAATAATCGATCTGATGCTCTTTTCATAATGTGAGCGTTATTAGTATTTGAAGCGATTATAGCTTCCTCTACCATTTTCAAGAATTCTGGATCAGATATTAATTTAGATAATTGCCTAGTCCCAGCAAAAGCGCTTCCTGTCTTAAGAATTGGCCATGGATTTCCAGAAAAAAGATGACCAACATCATACATCAATTTACCAGCGAAACCTAGGTCTACTAAATTTGTGGCTGTTTTACTTGTGTTGAGGAACTTGTTAGCCGCCTCGGCTATATGACTTGATGTTTTTGCAAGTCTTTCAAAACGAGAAAATGCTTCAGGCCCATACAATTCTCGCAGAAGCTCTCGGTTCTTTCCTTTAGTTAGGACATTACCAAATTTCCCGAATTGAATTTGATTGCTTGCTCCTTGCTCTAGACTTTTCTCTAGAAGTTGATCGACTTTGAATCTAGAAATATCTTTAAACAACTCTTTCCCCTCAGAAGATCTAGAAAGAGAATTTTTTATTTCTCTAATCCCTTGCGTAGTGTTCATTTTAGCCAAGAGTTGACGAGGATCTTGAGTTTTTAAAGACGAGGCTATGTTTTTATTCCTAAAGGTCTTTACATGCTCTTGAAATTTCTTATCCGCAAGCTTATAGTCTTTAGCAAATTGAGCATCTGCCCGACCATACTGTTGAATGGTATCATCAATTTCCTTGGCCAAAGTTTTAAGAAGCTGTTTAGTTCCGCCTTCTATCTCATAGTCAACGATATCATGAATGGC